TAAGTTCTAAAACCTTTTCAATAAATTCTTTTGATGACGATACTCTTTGCCAGTCATCTATATTATATGTATTGTTAGTATCGTAATCTCTCCAGACCATAGGTATGATACCTATAGAAAGTGCTTCAGGATATCTACTAGTAGTTGCAGTTTGGTCAATCCAATTAAAACAAAGAGTAGAACGAGTGGGTTCTAACATTGGGTACAATTGTCTCCAATCCTTTATCCACTTAGATTGTCTTTTGATACCCGAAGGAAAACCACCAACCATTACTGTAGATAATTCTGAACGATATATTTCTCTAATAGTTTTTTCTCTATCGTTTCCATGTTTCATTCTACCCCAGTATCCGAAGTCAGTTGTTTTTTCTATATCAAACAATGCGTTATCCAACCTTTGTATAAAATGATATTTCATTCCATGAATGTTTCCACTAAAGTCGGTTTCATCTATGGTGGTAAACTTTTTTATGTTCGGTAAAAAACTACGATACAATTCTTCTGTGTCTCCCCTATCACTTCTAAACATGATAACATTTTTATCTTTGAAGTAAGGTGCAATCTTTTCTATATGTGATTGTGATTTTTCTAAATCTTTTGGGTTCATTTGCAATTCCCCATGATATCTAAATTCACTATCAGAAGGGATTACAATTACATCTGCGTTTTCAATACTCTTTGGTGTACGTTTTGGTTTATTCTTATTAAAGGATACATTATATGTATCATAATTGTATTGTGGATTTTCTCTAGTCCATTTTACATAGTTCTCAAAAAAACTATCGAGTACAGTTTCAAGTGGGCCATTATATTTTACATTTGACCTTAATCTTGCAATAGTAATATTCATGGAATAAATTTCTCTATAAATTGTTCCAGACTCATACTTACTCCTTTATCTTATAATATCAATTTTGTTCATGTTCTCTTCATTCCAAATCTCTAGTTCTTTTCGGACTCTACCTTCTGCAATCATCTTGTCGTATCTTTTGGTTGCATACTTTTTCCACCATGTAATTACATTCTCTAATTCAAATCTATCAAAGTTTACTGCTTTCTCTAAAGTTTCAGTTTTACCAAGTAGAACATCTTTTGCATTTGCATATCCATACTCACTCATGTAAAATCTTTTCTGTGTAGTCACATCACCCGCACTATTCATTTTCTTACAAAATAATTCGTATGCTTTTTGGTCATGTTGTTTAAGACTTGATTTTATAATACCGACCATTTTAGTTTGCATTTTTAATTTACGACTTGATGCATCTTTTTTTATTAACTCTTTTCCACCATTCTTTTCGGTAAACCAATCTTTCAGTTCGGGATATATTTCATCTCCAAGTGTTAGTAAAAACTTAGACATAGTGTCTCCTTTGTATCTAAGAAAAGGTTTCATACCGTCATACATAGACGCACCTTTTATATTACCATATAAAGATGTTGTTTCAAATAAACAGAATTCAGTTTTGTATTTTTGATTTAACATTCTACGACTATCGTGTGAACAACAGATAGATGCAAGTAATTTACCACCAAGATAATTAAATCCAAAAGGTTGTACGGGTACAATATTAAATCCCATGATTGCACGTTTGTTAAATATATCTAAGTCTGGTACATCTCCAAGATAATTGTTTCTTGGTTTGGAATTAATAAGTGGAGAACCGAAACGAATAAATCCAACGATTGTATTTGTGTTGGTTTCCTTAACTACCATTTTATGTGTTTTGCCTGGATTTTCATCTGGACTAAATGATGCGGTCTTTTCTAAAAGATTATCAAATAACTCCATAGGAATAGTTGCAACTTTGAACTCCATGTCTTGTGGGTGCATATCATATGACTGAAACATTTCATCTTCATCACTAAATCCAAATAAAGGTGTGGGTAGACTTTTAATTCTTTCTATCTTTCTTGCACGGAAATAATCATCGATACGATTAAAATCATCGAAGTATTCTATAAGTTTGGTTGCGGAATAGATTGCGTCTTGTTTATTTAATATCATTTATAGTATATAGCATTTTCCTATTCTGCATATTATACCTATCGAAACAACTAATGTCAACTACTAAAAACATATAAATAGAAGTATGCCTATTAATACTACAAACATTACTACGCAAGTTGAAGACCAAACACTAACGACTAATCTGAATTACTTGCAACCTACGGGATTTAAAATTTTAATAGACCGTGCAAAGTATCCTAATTTAGAATACTTTTGTCAGTCAGTAGACCACCCGAGTGTCAGTGCAAATCCAGTTGAATTACCAATTAGAAGAATAACATCTGTACCTTTGCCTGGCGATAAGATTACTCATAGTGAAATAGGATTTAATATTATCCTAGACGAAGAAATGACTGGATATAATGAAATGTATAACTGGTTGCAAAGATTAGTTAATGAAGCACAAGTAGGGCCTAGTGCAAGAGATACTAAGTTTCCTACCTTTGCAGATATTACTTTAATGATATTATCAAGTCATAACAACGCAACACAAAAAATTAGATACCGAGATTGTCTACCAATTAGTTTAGGTGGTATTCAGTTTACAACAACAACTGGTAATGTGACTTACCTTACATTTACCGCATCTTTTAGATTTTCAACCTTTGAGGTAATTAAACAAACATGAAGATAATAAAAACAACAACACCTTTAGATACTATAGAGTATGACGGAGACTATCCAGTAAACTTAGACCCAGTAGATGTCGTAGAGATATTTAAGACACCCTTAGTCGGTTCTTATAACTGGGATTATACTGTACAAGATAATCGTATTAAAAAACTATACGAGTTAGGTAAACAACTTAACTGGGACGTAGAGATTGATGTTGATTGGACTCCAGAAGTAATAGACATTTCAGAAGAGAGATTTCAATGGGAAGACAGTCAATGGGGTGGACACCCAGTATATAAGACTTGGGATAGAATGCGAAAGGAAGAATTTTTTAGAGATTTGAATAGTTGGTCTACCAGTCAGTTCCTACATGGAGAACAAGGTGCATTATTAGTTGCAAGTCAACTTGCATCATGTGCCCCTACTTTCAATGCAAAACTATATGCAGCTTCTCAGACTTTTGATGAAGCACGTCATGTAGAGTGTTTTAACAAATATATACAAACAAGATTACAAAAGAGTTGGCCTATAAGTCGTGCGTTAAAAGGATTATTAGATAAGATACTTACTGACTCAAGGTGGGATTTAAAATTTATCGGTATGCAAGTAGTGATAGAAGGACTTGCACTTGCAGCTTTTCAAACTGCAAAAGATACCACTGATGACCCAGTATTCAAAGACATGTTAAGTCTTATTATTAGAGATGAAGCACGACATGTAACTTTTGGTATAAACTATCTTACTGACTTTGTACAAACACTATCCGAAGAAGAAAGAATGGATAGAGCAAAGTTTGCATTAGAAGCATGTACAGTAAGTAGAAATAGATTAAGACCACATGCAGTTTGGGAAACTTATGGATTGGATATAAAAGAAACCGAAGAGTATTCTCAAAAAGAAATTGCAGAGAACGTATTTCAATCTTTATTATTTAGTAGAATAATGCCTAACTTGAAAAAGATTGGATTACTACATGATGACCTTTTACCAGAATATGAGAAACTTGGTGTTCTTGGTTTTGCAGACGGAGATAGTGATTACGAATTAAGTTGGGACGAATTGAGTAAACCATTAAGGGAGATTGCATGAGAAGTATAATGGCACCGCAAATAATTGATGTACTTATCAAACAGTGTGAAGCGGGTATTGAAAGACACAAAATGAATGTGCGAGTACTAACTGAGAAAAGAGTTGGTCTTGCAGAACATGGTGACTTAATAGTTACTGTTGAAAGTGAACTGGATAAGATTGCACATTTTGAAGATAGACTTGCTGTACTAAAAAAACACTTTACATAATCTGTTTAGTAGTGTATAATATATGGTTATGATTGACTTGGATACTATATTAGCTGAATGGAAAGAAGACGCACAAATACCTAAAAATCAATTAGACGAAGCATCTCGTAAGACACCTGAGTTGCATCATAAGTATTTGTCTTATCTTTCTGCAATGAAACTCCGATTGAAAAGGTCAGAGTTTGAACAAAAGAATTTATTAAAAGATAAGTGGTTATACTACGAAGGTAAAATGTCGCAAGAAGATATTGAGTCTCGTGGTTGGAAACCTGACCCTTATGACGGTCTTGTTATCACAACAAAAGGTCAAAAAGAAAACTGGTATGATACTGACAAAGAGATACAAGACTCGGAACTTAAAATTCAATACCTTACGACATGTATAGATACATTAACAGAGATTGTTAACAATATCACATGGAGACATCAAACTATTGGTAATATGATAAGGTGGAGGCAGTTTGAAACTGGTATTTAATGCGACCCGCAAATACTATTCAAGTAGGTCTAAAAGACCATTCTATGATGTTGGTAGACTGCGAAGGTCATCAACTCAAAGAACTATCTGAATACTTTTCTTTTTTCGTTCCAGGCCATCGATATATGCCTGCATTCAAACGTAAAGTCTGGGACGGTAAAATTCGTTTATTTAATCAAATGACTCGTGAACTAAATACGGGTCTGTATCCACATCTTAAAAAGTTTGCATTAGATAGAATGTATCCCGTACAACTGGTAGATAATAATGAGTACGGACACCCAGAACTCCGAAACAAAATTCAACACAAATCTCTTGTTAAA